CTGACGGGTCTCCCGACGGCTGGAACGCCCAGCGCAAGGCGCAGCGGGCGCTGGCTCGCCTCCAGGCCTACCAGGGCAACCCAAATGTCAGCGCCGAAGAGCTGACCAAAGAAGCCCTGTACGCCGACGACCCGCGTCTTGCCCTCAAGGCGTTCATCCCGACCAACCAGAAGGCCAACAGCGAGGCCGAAGACGAGGCCGTGGAGATCCTCGTGCTCGCGGAGGGCTACCCGGCCGCTGTGATGCCCGGGGAAGATCACGCCACCCGGATCCTGGTGGACCTGGGCTGGCTGGCGAAACAAGGCATGGTGGGTGCGCCCGTGGACCCCGTCGCGCGGCAGCGGGTGCAGGAACACATGGCGCTGCACTGGCAGTACCTCGAGAAAACCGACCCAGACGCCGCCAAACAGTTCAAGGCCAAGATCGCGCAGGCTATCTCCACTCCTGTGCCCAATTCCGGGCCTTCGGGACGGCCACCTACGGCGGGATCCCCAGGACCTGGCGCGGCCCCCGCCCAGCGACCTCCACAACCAGCACAACAACCCCAGTTATGAGCCAATTCAAGACACTGATTAACCTTCCCATTAACGACCTCATTGCTCGCCTTCCCAAGGGGCACCACATTGACCCGCAAAGCGGGATCAGGCTGTCTGACGACAAGCAGAGCGTGGTCGTTGAGTGGTCGCATGACGCGATTAAGACGCCTTTCAGCCGCGCGCTTGAGATCACCATTGCCCAAATCGAGGGGACGGAATCGCTTCCAGACCGAGTCGACCCAGGCGTAGGGTTCCAAAGGGTTCCAAATGTGCCGGTTGCTCCGAAGCGGGCTCGCGGTGCAAAAGTGGAGCAGTGAAATGCGCCGCCCTCAACTTCTTTGCCTGGCTTGGTCTCAACGACCTAGTTGGTCAGTTGCGTGCCGCGCGCGAACAACTAGCCGAGCAGACGCAGACCGCCAATAAGGCGCTGATGGCCTCGTTCGAGCGCGAGGCCAGGCTCCGAGCCAAGGTGGCCAGGTTGACGGAGCCCTACGCACTGCCTGAGTGCTCGGCTTGGACTCAGGAAAACGGCGCGGCTCTCAGGGCGTTTCTTGATACCGCCGCCGGCAAGGCGTGCACGAACCGCCTGCGGACCGTAGTCATCAGCGCCGCCATTGCCGGCGCCAAAAAGCAGACCAACGCCACCTACGCGGCAGGCGTGAGCGCGGGATGGGATGAGGCGGTCAGGTATCTGCATTCACTTTCGCGGGTGTCCGGCGCACAGGACACAAAACCAAATGACGGGCGTCCGCCAGGCGAAACGGATCTGCTCGAACAATTATCGCCGTAACTGAAATGAGCGTAGAGATCGATCCCAACATGCCCGGAATGGAAGAGGCCAGCCGGCAACTTGACGCCCTGATCGCCGCAGATGGCGCTGGCGCACAGCTACCTGCTGCTGATGGCAGTCCGCACGGACCAGCCGGGCAGAGCGCGACGACCGACGAGCAACGCGCGGCTCAAGGGACCACGACGGACGCTCAATCTCTCGTTTCTCAACAGACCGACACACCAGCGACGGCGGATGCCGTTGCCGGAAAGAAAACTGATGGGGTTCCCCCAACGCCAACCAGCCCGGAAGCGCCGGCAGCGGATAGGGCAACCGTAAAGCCGGGCGAGAAGCCAGCAGCGGAAAAGCCTGGACACCCAGGCCCGCAGGCCGACGCAGCGCAGCAGCAATCACGCTATGCGAAGGCCCAGGAACGCTTGGACAAGACCTGGACAGCGGTCAACACCCGAAAGTCGGAGTTAGACTCCCAGGCGGCGGCGTTGGAGCAGCAAAGGGTCGAGTTCGCCCGGCAGCGGGCGGAGTTCGACACCATCAAGCGCCAGGCGGAGCAGCCGCAGCACGCGCCGGAGGATATTCTGCGCGCTTCTCAACAGAAGCGCCGGGATGCCGACGCGCTGCGCATGCAGGCCAAACGCGCCGAGGACAAGGGCGACTTCGAGGCGCAAGCCAGGCTCACAAAGCAGGCCGATCGCGCCGAAATGACGGCCGACGACCTGGCGCAGTGGGCTGAGCAGGTTCGGCGGAATCCCCCGGCGGGGCTCGCGGAGCGGTCCGCGCAGTTTGAGCAGCAGCGCAAAGGCTGGACGCTCGAAGCGGCCAAAGCTTTTCCGGACCTGATGAAGCAGAACAGCCCGTTTCAAATGACCGTCGCAGGTCATCTGAACGCGCTGGCAAAACAGGATCCGTCCTTGCTGGCTCATCCATCAGTCATCTATCACGTCTGCCGGCTTACGTCCGCTGAGGCTGCCGCTAAGCAGTTTCAGGCGCAATCGCAGGCTGCCGCCGCTCGTGTGTCGTCACTGGAAAAGGAACTGGGAGAACTCAAGGCAAAGGTTAAGGAGTATGAGACTTTGACCGCGCCCGGCGGGTCTGCCACTGTCCCCAAGCTCGGGAGTCCGGGCGCTGCGGACGAGGAGGCGGAACTCGAACGAATGGCGCGGGAAATGGTATCGCTCCGGTAATGCCTTTGCCATAGGTTCCGATGGCTACTATTTCACTTTCGAACCCGGCTGACTTCGCGTCACGGGTCCAAACGTACTATAATCCGAAGCTGCTGGAGGCTCTCAAGTTTAACCTCCAGCTTGCAAGATTCGGTCTCCAGGGCAAATACCCAGCTGCCGGCTCTACTCCAACCGTCCGGTTCTTCCGCCCGCGCCTTGCCAACACGGTTGGCGCGGGCGCCCTCACGGAAGGAACGGTGCCCACAACCCTGACGGAAGTCGCCGTGGGCTATGTGGATGTGCCACTTGGACAGCGCGGAGCGCTCGCCAAGATCACCGACATTGTCCTGGCGACTGACCTGCTGGACACGGTGAAGCTCTACACCCAGACAATGGGCGCTGACGCGGCCCTGGACCTGGATACCGTGATCCGCAACGCGCTGGTCGCCGGACTCGCCAACTCGAACAGCACTTACACTGGTTACTTTGAGCGGTTTGCCGGCACAACCAATTCCGGCACTTCCTCGACCGACTTCACGACGCTGACCGGTTTGGGTGCATCGGCATCCAACATGACCCGGGCGGAAAACATCAAGTGCATCACGCAGTTGAAGTCCGCCCGCGTGCCAAAGGTTGGAGGCAAGTATGTAGCCATCGTCCCGCCACAGATCGTCCACGACCTGCGCAAAGACACGACCTTGACGCTGGCGTTCCAGTACCAGGGCGAGCCGCTGTATAAAGACCAGGCTGTCATGCTGGACGGTACGGTCTTTATCGAGGCCACCAACCCATTCCAGGAGACGGCCTACGGCACCTACGCTGCCGGCGGCAAGATCTTTACCTCCATCTACCTCGGCGATGCCGCTTTCGGCGTGCCCGGGCTGGACAATACCAAGGCGGGCGGTTCTCCCTACGCCCCGCAACTCATCATCATCAACAAGCCCGACCATTCAAACCCGTTGGGCCAGTGGGTGCAAATCGGCTGGAAAGCCTATTACGGCGCCAAGCCTCTCATCACCAACGGCGCGAGCGAGCAGCCGCGCTTCGTGTTATTCCGGTCACAGTCGACCTTCGTGTAAGGCAACCTGGTGATTCCCGGGCTGGGGGCGTGAGTTACGCCACGCTCCCAGCCGGCTAAACAAGAAGAGACAACGAGAAGCACAAATATGAAGAAACCAGGTTTAGCAATCGTCATTGGGGCTCCGGGCGGACCAGGAAAAGGCGCGCCGGATGCCGGTGGCGTCTCATCGAGCGGCCAAACGGATTCCGTCCCCATTTCGGCGCTGCAAATGCCCGACGACCAGGAGCAAATGCAGCCTCCGGAAGTGGGCGACGAGGTCAACTACCAGGTGGCCGGGAAGGTGGTGTCCATCGACGGCGACACGGCCCAAGTAAAGCGCACCAGCATCAACGGGCAGCCGGTGGACGATGGATCTGACACCGCTCCCGACAACGACCAGGACCCAAACGAGGATGCCGATGAAAAGGCGCTCCAAACGGAGGCTCAAGGCCTCGACCAAAGCAGCCAAAACGGGCAGGGCTTCCAGTGATTCTTACCCGCCTGGCGGTGGGTTTGCAGGACAGGGCTTGCGGCGTGGTTTGGTGGGTTTACGCGCCGCAAGCCGGCCAGTCGTAAAAACGCACAACCAGACGACACATGAAAACGCGATTGAATGGGAGCAACCAGCAACTCTCCTCGCTCGTGATATCCACGAGCCCGGTGAAGCTCTTTGGCGTGTTCGGGGCCAACAACGCCGCTGCGACCAGGTATATCCAGGTCCACCCATCCCCAACGTTGCCAGCGGACGGGGCAGTGCCGCTCTTATCAATCGCAGTGGCTGCGGGCGGCTCTTACTTCGCCACCTTCTCACAGGGCATGGACTTGGACGCGCTGACCCTGTGCACGTCAACCACGCAGGCGACAAAGACCCTGGATAGCGCCTCATGCCTGTTCAACGCGATGCTCGCCCTCTAACGACATGTTCACACAACCTGTTGGCAACATGACGCCGCTCACAGCGGCTCTGACGGTCTCTACGGCACCCGTCAAGCTGTGTGGCGTGTATGGCTACAATGCGGGCTCGGCCTGTTTCCTCTGGATTAACGAGGGCACTCCGCTGGGGGGCCTGCTCTTTTGCCCCGCAATTGCCCCAGGCTATTTCTCCTTCGAGTTTCCGGAAGGGCTGGACCTGGACAACCTGACAATTACGCCGGCCTCTTCCGCGATGGGCGTGGGGCTGGTCAGTGGGACGGTGTCTGTTGTGGCTCTGTTGGGGCATTGACAACCCGTGAAGCATTTTCTTGCCATATGTGTTTGCCTTCTGGCTCTGGCGGCCAGCGGAAATGAGAACGTGTTGCGGGATCCCATCTTCCGGCCTGTGAGCCCAGGATGGGCCGACCTGGGGCGCTCCGATTTCCCGTTCCGCACGCTGTATGTGAACGGGATCGTCCTGAACGGCACCAACCTTACCAGCCTCAGTAGTAGCGGGGGATTGGGGGCTGGGGATCTGGTTGTGTGCAGCAATGGCGTGGTGGGGTGGGTGCGGGCGCAGCAGTACGTCAGCGCCATGCAAACCAATCTGGTGCTTTCGTCGCACGAGATATTGTTGACCAATAACTCGGCGTTCACGATGTCAGGCTCCAACTTCTTTGGCGTGGTCCCGCAGCTTTACATGTGGCGGATTGGAGCACCATCGGTCTCTGCCGGGCCAATGCTTCCCAATATCACCCTCACTGAGAGCCTGTGGGGAAGCTACACTGGCACCAACGGCTGGTTTCCGCTCACCAACGGCTTTGTCTGCTGGTCAAATATCTGGCTCTCTGTTGTGGGCGACACCACGGTTGGGATCGGCTCAGTTACGATCTATGGGCTGGACCATCCGGAGCTTTACGGCAACGTCATCTCCTTCGATGGCCAGAGCCTGATGATGCAGGGATCGTCACTGGTCAATCAGTCCGACCTACTGAGCTATATCCACGTTCTGGCGCCGCCGGTGAACATGGCTGGCGGCTGGCTGCTCCAATCGCAGTTGCAGACCAATGAGACAGTCACCTTCTACAACCACGGCACGAACGTGCTGAATCTTTGGGCCACAGTTCCAGGCATCCCTGAGGCTTTTGGGGGAACCAGCGGGACCAACATCCTGATCAACACCCCCGCAACAAACCTCGTGCCCGGGTGGGCCATGGAGACCTGCACCAACCTCAGCGGGCCGATTACCTGGCAGGCCACAACCAATTTTACGATCTTAACCAATGCGGGGATCGTGACCTTTGCTGTGCCCATCCAGCCGACGCTTCAGTGCCAGTTTTTTCAGATGCATGGGCCGTCCTACGTGGAGTCCAGGTTTTCGGTACCGCTCGCGGCTGATGGGGGACTTCTTTACCACTCAAATACCTGGAGCCTGGCTGCCGCCACTAACGGCATGGGACCGGGCGACGTCAAGATCGTGAACTCCAACGGCCTTGGCCTCACGCGCGTCTGGATGAGCAACAACGTTCCCATACTGACCGCCCAATGAACAACGAGCACCGACCAACCAACGAATGCGGCCCGGCCTTCCCCGACTGCCTGAGCAGGCTTGCCAGGATTGAGGAGCAGCTAAAGACCATTGAGGGAAACCAGGAGAAGGCTGAGCGTTCCTGGGCGGAGTATCGATCCTCGACGGAAGCGCGCGTCCGCAGCCTGGAGGATGCTCGGGAACGCGCCAAAGGAGGCAAGGCCGCGATCGTGCTGTTGGCGGGTATAGTCTCGTTCCTTGTCAGCACCGCGGCTGCGTTCTTCTCCGGGGCCTTCAACAAACACTGATGTCTGATCGACCGTCTCAACAACAACGCACAAAACACATGAACTGGTTAAAAACTCAACTCGCCAAAGTCATCATCCGCCACGCAGTCAACGCGGCTGGCGCCTGGCTCGTCACGCAAGGCATTCTCTCGGGCTCTCAACTCTCACAAGCCATCGGCGCGATAGGCGTCCTGGTAGCCATTGGTCATTCACTTTGGGAGAAGCGCGAAGCCATCGCGGCGGACTTTCAAAAGCTCAAGACAGGCACGGTGCCTGTAATCCTCTTACTGCTGGCTCTGGGGGCGAGCGCCTCTGCGCAAACAAATAGCGCAGCGAGTCCGGGCAGCGCAACTAACAGCGGAGCCGCGTTGGCCCCAGCGACCAATGCGCCACTGTCTTGGGGATTGGTCGGCAAAGCCATTTGGAACGGGCTCAAGACGGCTTCTAATTACAGCGTCTCTCCGTATGCAACCTACGCGGAGAATGCGCCCAAGGGGCGCCAGTTTGGCGGCGGCGCGCTGTTTGTTTTTGACGTGTCTCAGAACGTCGGCATTGGGATGGGGGTGGATTACCTCGGGTCATTCAATATGGTGAACGGGAATGTCACCATTAAGCAGTCCTTGCGGCCACTTACGTATTTGGGGATGACCAGCGCCTTTGCGTCGAACTTTACTGTCACACCATTTGGGATTGCGGGGGCGTGCTCGCCTATTTCGTCGGCGGGAAGCGCGAATGGGAGTATCGGGGCGATCTATGGCGCGGGGTTCAATCTGGACTTGTGCCAGTTCGACGTGGGGGGTACGACTCTCAAGCTGAGCACGGGGTATGCAAGGACGGAGTGGTCCAATCTCGGGGCTTACTCGGGGTGGAGGGACTCTTTGTTCCTGGGTTTACGCGCGGGGTTTTGAATGGGGCCGTTGTTCATTGAGCACTGAACATCTGAAGAACGCATGAGCAAGATCGCTGAGATTTTGGAGGCCGGCAGGGCGCCGGGGGTCAACACCAACGCGGGTGATCCAACAGACGCGGATCGGGCGGTGCCGCGCGCGCTTCGGGAGATGGAGCAGCAAATGGGAACCAGCCAGCTTGAGCGCAAGTTGGACATGAAGGCAAGCCGGCTCAAGAAGATTTGGCCAGCTACGGCAGTGGCCCTCCTGACCTGCCTGCTGGCAATCAGCGCCGGCGCTGGCGAAGTCATCCGCAACACGACCCTTCTCGACGGGCAGCAGATCTACGCCTCGGACCTGCACAACCTGATCGATACGGCAACGATCGGTGTTGGCTTCTACCTCGACCAGCAGGCCGTGCCATCCCTCAACCCGGGCTATTACTTCCTTGTGCTCGACCCGACGGGGACGCAGACCATGTTTCGCCGCATCGATTGCCAGACAGCCATTTACGGCAACACCAACATCTACCTCAACGTGCCTTACCGGACGCTCCCACAGTACGGGTCTTTTCTGTTTTTTGACCCGACCAACGGAGTGCTGGGAAGGGTGCAGGGCTCCAACCTGGTCTATGCCCTGGCTTCTAATGTGCCTGTTCAGTGCCTCACGTTTGCTTCGACCAACAACGCCGGCGGCACGAATCAATATGTTCTGGGCAAGTGGGTTGGGCAGTTTTCAGGACCTCAGACCAATAACCAGCCGATGACGCTGTTTTGGGATACTAACGGCGTGCCGTGGCAAGTGCCGCTGACAAACCTGGAGTCGGCTATCGCGGCGGACCTGGGAACAAACCTCTTGCTGGCGTTCGAGTTTGCACAGGAGTTCCTGCCCTGGACGCTCTACAACACCAACACGTGGACCAACGCCTGGGGGTATTACTCGAATTTCCCGATTGTGAGCTTGACACTTACCAACGCGGCGAATCCGACCAACGCGGCTCCGACGCTCAGCGACGGGGACACGGTGCCTGTGTGGGCATCGGCGCAAGGCACCAACACCACCATGAACTTGGCGGCGCTATACGCGTATATGACAAACCGCAACGCGCTACCGCTCTACAGCCAGGCGCGGGTGCAGTTCTCGGGAGTTCCGAACTTATTTACGGTAGCCAGCGTGAATCTGGCGGCGAACTCGATCACCAATACGGGCTACGGCTTCACAAATCCGTTCCCGGTGTCGTTCCTCTTTGCTTACGGGAACACGACGCAGCTTCCGTCCAGCCCACAGATCGGCAGCAACGTGCTCTATTATGCGCGGTCGGCGGGAGGGGACATGAACTCTTGGAGGATCTACACCAACTACACCACGGCCCTGGGGCAGAGCAACGCGGTTTCGTTGGGGACGCCTTCGAGCACGCATCCGCCAGTGATGTATTGGATGAGCACGCTCACAAGCCTGAACGCGGATGTGATCCAGTTGGTGACGAACACGACGATCCGGACTGGGTGTTACGATGTGTATTTCCGCACACCATCCCCTACACCCTTCTATTACGTGTCGTCCAGCGCGATTGAGTTCACCAGCGGCGGGGCTCCGCCGGTCGTAAACCTCGCCTTTGACAATATCGTGACCACGAACCGTTTCCGCATCGCCGTCAACGACGGCGGTGGAACGGCACGCCAAGTACCCTTGATTCATGTCCTTGTCTCGCCACAATAACCTATGCTTCGAACAATCATCCTGGCCGCGCTCCTGTCCTTGTCCAGCGCTAAGGCCGCACAACCCACTAGCCCAATGACACTCACCGACCTTGCCAACCACATCTGTGAACAGACCGGCATGTCCGACACGGACGACGTGACGGCCGCAAAAATGTTCCTCCAACGACGGCTGGAGATGATCTGGAATAGCCAGTTGTGGCGCGCCTCGTTGGTCGAAGCCACTTTCACGATCAACACGGACGGGACTTGCAACCTGGGCGATACCTATTGGATTCCCGCGCGCGGGTCACTCTTGCTGCCGACGGTTATCAACACCGTGCTGGCGGTCAGGACCGACAAACACCAGATAAGTGTCGCCAGCCTGGAGAGTTATTACCGGGATGTGATAGACCATCTCGACATGCAGGGCGACCCGACAGAGTTCCAGGTGTTGCGGCCAGCGGTGATGGAACTACCCGAGCTGGCAAACTTTTACGCGATGGCCTTCCTTGCCGGGGACAGCACCGCCGCACTCTCAGTGCGGTTTTCAGTGGATGGAGTGACCATCAATACGGTCACGCCAAACCCATCCACGGTGTCACCTGGCACACTCGTCGGTCCGGCGATGCTGGTTTACACAGTCTCCAAGCCGGCAACCGCGGGGCAGGTCAACTTCTCCTATTCGTCCTCTCCGACTGCTCCAGAGTACGCGGCGGGAGTCAACGACACCGGTCTGGCGGTAGGGAGCGTGGTGCAGAACCCTGGAGACGGCGCGTTTTACCAGCTTGTAAAGACGATTACGGCGGTAAACGTGACCGGGACCGGCGCTGCGGATGGCATCTATATGCCCCAGTCCGACGGCACTTTTAAGGCGGCAAGTGGCTGGAGGTTTAGCTATGCACCGGGACTCAATCTGCCCGGACACAGCAGCCCTCCTATGTGGCAACTCGTCGACCCCAGTGGCGCCCCAGATTACATGACTGATCCAAGCACCAGCCAGGGAATACCGGCGCTATCTCCAACGGGGCTGGAAAACCAGATCTGGGACGCTGTCTCGGGCGAGACGCCATCGCCCACTGTGACGGTGTTCCAGTACTATGACTCACCACCCGACACGGCGTACTGGCAGATAGTGCTTTCCCCGATCATCATGCCGCCGGCTGCCGGCCAACTGGCGCAGCATCAGCGGATACGGCTTACGTCGCTTCCAAACACATCGGTAAATCTTCGGGTTTTGGGCAAGATTGCCTGCCCCATCCTTGGCGACTTTGACGCCTCCCCCATCAACAACTCGGAGCCGTGTCTGATGGCATTCGCGCGAGCCGACATGCTGATGCGCTCACGGCAGCACGGAAAGGCACAGCAGGCCATGCAGGAAGGGGCTGCGTTGCTCGCCCAGTTGACTGCCTTGGAGGCGTTTCACCAGTCCAGCCGCAACCATATCGAGCCGGATAGCGGCTTTGGCGAGCCTAACTGGGATATCTACGCGCCGCACCTGTAACCATGGCCATAGACTCATCAGCGCTTGAACTTTACGGGAGGCCGTTCTACGGGATAGACGGCCTCGACGACGATATACAGTTCGAGCGCATGGAGAGTTTTGCCGGCGGCGAGGACGATTACCGCCGATCAACGCTGTTGGATCCGGACCAGTGCCAAAAGTTGGTCAACATCATCGTAAGGGACAACTACGAGGCATGGACCCGGCCTGGCGCTGACCCGATGGCGGCGGCTACGGGCGCGACACCGCTCGGAACGGGCGCCATTAACTCCCTGACCTACTTCGACACGCCGGCCAACAAGTTTCTGCTGGCAGCCATTAACGGCGCGTTGAAGTCCTGCCAGGGGCCGGGGCAGCCCTGGACCGCTACCGGGTTTACCACCAACACGCCAGGAAACGCGCTTGAGATGGAGCAAGGCATTGACTCGCTGCTGCTTTCGGACGGCGAGAATGCCATGTCCATCCTGGACCAAAACCTCACGCTCACGGCTTGCTCCAACGATCCGAACGTTGATCCGCCTGTCGGCGCAAAGATACTGCGTTTTGCCACTGGGCGCATGTTCGCGGCGGGCTTTGCGGGTTCTGTGGCCGGCAAGGAGCGAGACGCGGTTTGGGTGAGCAATCGGCTGGCTTTTGGGAGCGGGCAGTGGAATGGGACCACTCGTAGTTTCCGAGTGGGAGCGGGTGATGGGGATCCTGTGACAGCCATTTGCCCAATGCAAGGATCAATGCTGGCTGTGTTCAAGGCAAACTCGGTGTGGCTCGTCAACGCGGACCCGACGGCGGAGCCGACAAACTTTTCAGCATCGACCGTGGTTGACTCGGTGGGGTTTTCCGTCGGCTGTGTTGGCAAATGGGCAGCGACGGGCTTCCAAAACGACGTATTTTTTATGGCCCAAGACGGCGTCCGGACGATCCAACGGATGCAATCCGCCGTCGGACAGTGGCAGTTGACGTCGCCCATCAGCCAGCCGGTGCAGCAGTATATCAACCGGATTAACCCTGCTTACTGGCAGAGCATCGCGGCAACCACTTACAAGGAGTTTGTCCTGTTCGCGGTCCCCCTGGACTCCAGCACGGTCAATAACGCTGTGCTGGTCTATAACACGCGCCTCGCCAAGTGGCTCGGGTGCTGGACGGGCTGGACGCCGACGAGGTTCGCCTCGCCAAGGTTTGGGGGTGTGGTGCAGTTGGCCTTTGGGGACTCGATCGGCCACGGGAACCTCTGGACGGATGCCGCAGACACCAGCAACCCAGCAACCTACCTGGACAACGGCCAGAATATTCCCAGCACGATTTGGACGCGGTCGTTTCAGTTCGGCCAGCCCGCCAACACCAAGACAGCCTACAACTGCACCCTGCGCTTTACGGCCGGCAACGCGGCGGCAACAGTCACAGCGGTCATGGACTTGGCACAGACCGCATCCTTTAACGCTGCTTTTTCTGTGTCTGGGGACAAGCTCGGCGTGGGCCGGCTGCCGTTCCAACTGGCCAGCGTGAAGCCTGTGAAGGTGCAGAACAGCTTGCGGTCGCTGCCGAAGTTCCAGGAGCTCTACCTGCAGATCGCCACGACGTCGGGGTGGATCAAGCTCCGGAATGTGACGGTCACGGCGTTTGTGAATGCTTTGGACGGGTAAGGACAGTGCCCATGAGTGACATGAATGCGCGGGAGTGCCATGAGTTGTCCGGAATCGCGAGGCTGGGCGTCGCGCTTTGTCTCGCGCTCGGGGTTGTGCTGTGCGGGTGTGCCACGCGCCGTGGGTTTCCGCCGGTGTTCGGGATTGCTAATTTTGACCGGGTGACCGCGCGGGTTTACCGGGGGGCGCAGCCGAATCAGGTCGGGTACCAGGCGCTGGCGGCGCTCGGGGTGGTCAAGGTTATTAATTTGAGGGCCGACGCGCTGCCGGCTGAGGCCGACTGGGCCCGGGAGGCGGGGATCGAGTACGTGGCTGCGCCGCTCGCGGGGTTTGGCGCGCCGACGGGCGACCAGGTGGACGAGATTCTGCGGGAGATCCAGCGGTCACCCGGGCCGGTGTTTGTTCACTGCCAGTTTGGGTGCGACCGGACGGGGACGATTGTCGCGTGTTACAGGGTTCGCGCGCAGGGGTGGAGCGGGGCTAGAGCCCTGGCGGAAGCGAGGGGCTATGGGATGTCGCCGCTTGAGGTAGGCATGGCGCGCTTTGTTCGGAGGTTCAGATGATTGCGATCAATAAGGAGACCGCCAAGCTGGTAGCCCAGGTGGCCGCGTTTTGCCTACTGCGCCGCGGGCAGCGGTGTTTCCCCGGCTGGACGGCTGCCAAGGTGTTCCGATATGTGGCCTGGCATTTGTTGGCGGATTGCGTCTTTGGGGTGTTTGGCAGAAAGGGAGAGCCCCAGGCAGTGGCGTTTGTGCGGTGGGCGGACGAAGCGGATTTGCGGGGACACGCCGAGCGCAGAGAGCCGGTGTTTTTCTGGGGCAAGCCGCTCGCCGGCGGTGATGCGATTTTCATTGCGGAAGTTGTTGGAAAGCGGCATTTCATTTCCTCGATAGTCGAGCAGGTAATGGCGCACTGGCCGGAATCGCCTCGGAAAAAACTGTTCACCTACCGTGTTCGGGACGGGGCACCGAGGCTGACCGAGATAAGCTGGCCAACTCTACAGCGCTTTACCTATGGGCGGACCAAACATTCCTGATCCAAACCAGGCTTCCCTGGCTGGCGCAAAGGCCGACCTCTCCAACTTTCCGTTTGAGAGCCAGATCAATGCCCTTGCCCAGATGGGCGGCAACGCGACGATCGGTGGAAAGACTTACAACTTCACCGGCCTGGGCAACGCCGATGCCAATGGTAAGATCTCCGACCAGATGGCCCAAACGCTTCTGGACCTCCAGAAGAGCACCGACCCGGCCTATATCCAACAGCGCCTCGCGGACTTGCAGCAGTCCGACCCCGCTGGTTATGCCGCGCGCCAGCAGTTGTTCAGCAAGGTGCTGTCCGACGCTCAGGCCGCGCCAAACCGGCCAATGGCGGCGGACACGCAGCAGCAGATCACCAACCTGCTCAGCCAGGGCAGCAACCTTACTACCGGCCCGGGAAGCGAGACCGAAGCCGTACAGCAGGGCGTGCGTGGGCAGCAGTTGGCCAACGGGATCTTTTTGGGGAATGCTCCAGCTAGCCAGGAGGCGTCCGCATTGGTCAACGCCGGCGACCAGATGCAGAAGCAGCGGCAGAACCAAGCCATGAGCTTCCTGCAAAGTGGCGTCTCGCCCGAGGATGTGACCTATCGGCGAGTGCAGCAGAGCCTTTCCAACCTTGGCAATGTCATCAATGGGCAATCCCCCGAGGCGGAGTTTGCCAGCCTGAGCGGGGCGCAGAATGGCGCAGCGCCATTTAACCCGGGGCAGGTTACGAGCCCGACGGTAAACACTGGCGCGCCGCTGATGGGTGAGCAGAACGCGGCCAACATCTACAGCGGCCAGGTGAACTGGGCAAAGTCCCAGGCAAATCCTTGGACCACTGGGCTTTCCAGCTTGACCGGAATGGCCGGCGTTGCGGGCGCAATGGGCTGGCAACCGTTTGGCGCGGCCTCAGGGACGAGCTTTATGAATGGCAACTCAGGGAGCACAACCAGCGTCCCTGGGGCGACAATGGTGAATGTGGGCGGGACGATGGACATGGGGGCTGAACCGTGAAAGCTATCGTCGCTCCAACTGTGAAGGTTGACGCCCTCGAGAAGGCTCTGGGCAAGCTTCCTCAGCTTGAGATGCCTCTGACGCACCGCTTTACGCCAGGGCTCTACGCTCGAACTATTCTCATGCCAAAAGGGGCGCTCGTCATCAGCCGAATCCACAAGACTACACATCCCTTCGTCGTCACTGAAGGTCATTGCTTGGTCTGGGACGAGGCCAACGGCGTGCAGCACGTCCGGTCCGGGCACATCGGGATCACGACTCCCGGCACGCGGCGGATCTTGTTCATGTTCGAGGATACGGTCTGGACGACGTTTCACCCGGGCGACTGGCCGCCGGGTACGGACCCGGACAGGATCGTTGCCGAGCTTACAGAGGCCCATGACGTGAGCAACGCGCCGCAGTTGTCCCCGGAAATGTTCAGTTTTCTCAAGCAGCTACCACAGGAGGCACGGGTATGAGCATGGCAATTATCGGAGTTTCGGCGGGGCTCGCACTCACAGCAACGAGTGTTGGCATGTCCGCTGCCGGCGTTGGACAGCCCAATGAGCCTAACCTGGGGTCTTCGTCGAAGCAGTTATCCGACTTCGAGGCCTCAATCCTGCCCGAACAGCGCGCGCTGCAGGCCGCATCCGAGGAAGGTGGATCGGCTCTCAACTACGGCTACACGCAGAGCGACACGGCCATACAGGAGCGGAACAAGTTAAACCAGCAGATTGCGACGTTGCAGCAGCGGATCGCTGGAGCGAAGGGGGGATCGAGTGGCGGCCAGGAGGCCAATTACGGGCAGCGGCAGTTGGCGGGCGACCAGGCGCAGCTTGCCTCTTTGCAGGCGCAGCTTGCGGCCATCCCGGCGTCCGGAAATACGGTCTATCTCAATTCGAAGGGGCAGGTTGTGCCGGCCAGCCAGGCGGTGGCCAATTTCTCAGGCTACGGTACCGCCGATGTGCAGGGGAAGATTGCCACCCAGAATGCCCTCAACCAGCTTGCGCTTTCTCAAAAGTATGACCCGCAGTTTATCGCCCAGGCGCTGAGCGAAGAGCAGCAAGCCGATCCGCAGAGCGTGGCCGCGCGTGGTGAGGAGTCCAATCTTATCCAGGAGCAGATTAACCGCCCGCTCAATGAGCCAGTGGCGGATATGCTCAATTCTCAGGTCCAGGACACACTCAACGCGGCCAATAACGACAGCCTCACAGCCATGGACCGAGCCCGACTTGATGCGGCTGTGTCATCGGCGCTGGGCGATCGCGGCAGCGGGCCGACCAACGGGACGGACACGTTCGCGCAACCTCTCACGACCGGCTTTGCGGGCGAGCAGCGCCAGGCCAACGCCGCCCAGTCGGCGACCGGCCTGCTCGCCAGCGGATCCTCTCCGGAGGATATCTCCTACCGGCGAGAGCAGCAGAACCTTGCCAACCTGAGCGCGGAGGTGAATGGGAAGACCCCCGAAAGCGAGTTTTCAAGCCTGAGCGGCGCGCAGAGCGGACCGACTCCGGTAAAGACCGGAGCCCCCCTGCCGACGATGCCGAGCGACGCGATGCAGGCGCAAGGGCCGGCCATGCAAGACTGGCTGAGCCAGAGCAACTACCAGGCAAGCCAGGCTAACCCGTGGATGACTGGCCTGTCCTCGCTCATTGGCGTGGGGGGAGCCGCCGCAAACCTTGGTTGGAAGCCTTTAGCCCCTAACCCCGGATAACGTATGAACATCGCCTCAGCACAAATGCTCCAGGACTCCTTGCGGAGCCTGGCGGACACCATTTACCGCAACCGCGCGCTGGATGAAAGCATGCAGGAACGGCAGCAGCGCAACGCCATCGATCAGGCGTTCAGGCAGGCACAACTTGAGCACTACAAACAGATCGAGCAAAACCAGGCGCAGCACAACCAGCGGATGGAGCAGAGCGAGACCGACCGCAACGCCGCCATTAACGCGCCCAAGGTGCAGGCCGACATCACAGAGCCGGAGACTGGCACGAATATGACGTTTACCGGCACACCGGAGCAGTTGCAGAAGATGCAGGATGCGTACTCTGACGCGCATGACGGCCAGGAACTGAAGGTCTCCGGGAAACGGGCATTTGCGGCGCAGTTCAACGTCGGGGGCGCCCAGTTTAGCTTCGAGGATCAGGACTCGGCTAACAAGTTCGCCTCGGACATGCAGGCGAACCACGGCGTAAACGTCTACGATCCGCAGTACGCCCGCGGCGGAGCGGCGGCAGGGGACTTCTCCCAGAGCATGGCGCGTTACAACTCCGAACTCCAAGCAGCGGATGACTCTGAGGATCCCGCAGAGCAACAACAACACCTCACCAACGCGGCCCTCGAAAAGGCACACCTTTTGAAGCTTGGCCAGTGGGCTCCAAAACCCGGCGAGGACGTCACGTTTGACCGTGATGCCAAGGGGCGGATTACCGGGCGGCATACCACCTATCAGCAACCCGCCGCGGCGGGGGGTGGCGGCTCCAGCCAGCCGGCAGCAGATGCGGGCGCCACGGCTGCGCCATTCACACCGCCCCCGGGAACTCTTGGTGCGTATCTCCAGGGGTTGAAGCCGCTATCGCTGGCACCAGGCTCGGGAGATTCGACAAACCTCCCGCCGACTATTCCCAGCCTGGGAACTGCAGCCTTGAATGCGAACGGCATACCGACGGGCCAGCCGGCGTTACCAGCCGCAGCTGCAACGGCTGCGCCCCAAGGCATGGTCCGGGTTCAGCATCCCAATGGGCAAACCGGCCTTATCCCAGCCAACAGCCTGCCGGCAGCGCTCCAGCAGGGCTACCAAGTGATAGGGCAGTAGGCTATGGCTGCCGCCGCCGATATCGGGTTTGTTCCGGATGGGAGCGTTACGACCAATGCGCCAGGTGCGGACCTGGGGTTTGTTCCGGACGCATCCAGCGCCACACCTGGCTCGGACCTTGGCTTTATTCCAGACCGGGATCAGATCCGGCTGGATCTGAGGCCATTCCCGCCACCGCCTGACCTCGGCCCCTATGGCGGGTACACTCCAGGGACGCCCGGATACGCGGAGCACATGCAGGAAGCCTGGGCGCACATGCTCACGCCCGGGCTACTGCTGCGCGGTGCGGGCTACGTCGCCACCGAAGGGGCAAAAACTCTCCGCGACGTTCTGAACCCTGAAACGTACCTGCCGGACTCCGCCAAGCAGCAACCTTTCGTCATCGACACCGACAAGGGGGAAGCACGGACGATGACCCCTGAAGAGGTTGCTGATCGGGATCCGCTCCAACCCAACAAGCCCCTTTGGACTGCCCCTCGGAATCCTGTCCATCCAGAGGCAACCGACCTTGGCCGGATGGCTGAACAGTGGTCGTCCCCACAGGGGGCGGTCACGTTCGCGGCCTCGATGTTCCCGCCTACAGCCCCTTTGGTGGCGGCTGACATGGCCACTTCACTGCCGCAACAGGTGCTCGACCTGGCGCAAGGGAGCGGGACTGATGAGGACAAACGGGACCGGATCAATAACGCGATCGCAACGGCTGCCATGTTGGTCGGACCTCACGTTTTGCAGGGTGCGCGGGCAGAGATCAGCCCGGAAGCCGTCGGCCAGGCGGAAGTGCGCGGGCAGACTGAGGAGGCGCTAAGGGAGTTGCAGGCGAGCGGGGATATCCGACCTGGGGCGATTGGCACAGGAAACGCAGCCAGCCCCAAGCCTCCGCGAGCACTTATAGAAGGGGCTGAGGGATCAGGTGCAGATCTCCGGCGCGCGGTCCTGCGTGATAGCGGGGTGCTGGACGCCCTGGGCGCTGCCGCTCCAGCCGGAAGCGCGTCCCCCAGGCCCATAGCGGCCAAGGTGGACGACTTGGCGGCGGCCGTCAGGGAACTGCAAGACACGCTTACGCGCAACCAAGTGGCACCAGAAACGTCTCCGGAAAGCTCAGCAGAAGGAAGCGAAGGGGGCGAAACTCCAACCGCGCCCGCCGGGCCAACCGAGGCTGAGCTTACTCCATTGCCGTCTCAGGCTGTAATCAGAACGCCAGATGGGCGAATTGACCTCGTGGAGACGGCGCTGGCCAGGATACGTGAGGAGGCTGAGCACCAGGGAACTGACCAACCCGCCGCTGGCCCTGGTGAGACTGGGGACGCCGGCGGGAGCGGCCAGGAGCAACCTGGCGGCACTTTACTGCCTGCTGCGGAGATCTCAGAGGAGCAGGCCGCAGACCCTCAGCCCGCAGCACAGGGAGTAGCGAACTTGACAAAACCCGCTGCGAGTGGGATACAGGAGACGGCCGCGCCCGAAACTGTCACCGGGGGCACTGAGGCTGGAGCGGAGACCCCGCCAGGCCTTACCCCAACGCAAAAAGGCGTTCCTCCCCCCGCGGGGACAATCCCGGCGGATGCTGGTGAGACTCCAGCACGCAGCGCGGCTGCTTCACGTACACGGCAAAGCAACCGCCTCCCGGATCTCATCGACGCCGCGCAGGGGGCGTTTTCGCGCGGAATTGACCCGACACTGATTAAGGAGCGTGACCCATACTGGAAGCCTACCGGAGCGGCCAGAAAGCTCTTCAGGAAAGGCGGAGTGCGTGCGGATGTGGCGGCGGATTCTCTGTATCGATCGGGCGATTATGGCGGAGACCCAGCCAAGGTTGAAGAGTTTGGGGATGCTGTTAACCGCGCGGCGCAGGGGCGGATCGGTGACCGGCAGAAGGCAGCCCGTGAGAGGCAGCTAATAAACCAGGAATCAGCCTTTGCCCGAGACGTTAGCCGGCCAGGCCGAAACCAAAACCCGATCCTGAGCGATGATCTGCAGGTGGGCGACTCAATCACCATCCGTGGCACGCCGCTCAAGGTGCGGGCAATGGAGTTTGACGACGACGGACGGGTTTCCCGCCTGACCTTGGATGATGGCGCAAAGTACGGGACGCAGGAAGTCCCCGGCGGCACCGAGTTGACAGTGGACAAGGGAAGCCTCGCGCATAGCAATGAGCCGACAGTGACTGGTAGAACGCCGGAGGGGAATAACAGGACGAGGCTGGCGCCGCCCGGAGAGGCGGGAACTGGCGGAGATAATCCGACTGGACAAGCGCTTCACGAGGGACCAGACTCCTTGCATGAAGGCCCAACAGTTCAAGGACGGGAGCAAGCTCCGGTCAACGAGCGATGGCTATCTTATAGACGAGAGCGGCTTCAATCCCAGATCGAAGCCCTTGAGGGACAAGAGCGCATTGTACAACCGCACGCCGCCGAGGCCCTTGCGAAAGTCCCGCGCACGCCGCAAGGCGAGCTAAACCTAAAAGCTCTCAAATCCCTCCCCGATCAGGACATCAACGCGGTGTTCCACCTCGAACACCTGCGCTCGCAAATTGCCCAGGCACGGCTTGATCTCGCACGGCTCACAAGTGTTGTTTATCCCGGCGCTGAAAGCTACGTGGAAGCCCAAATGCGGCGCGGGCAGCCCGGAACCGCCGGCGGTTTTGCCGGCTGGCTCGACCGGGCGATCGATGCCACGAATCCGATTACGCACCCGCTTGGCGGGGGCTCTGTGAGGGAGGGAGTGCTAGGGGCGCCAATCTGGCTATCTCAGGCCTTTGCTCACGGAACGCTGATGGCGGTGCGTGCGGCTATGCGAGCCGGCTTGCGGTTTGGGGACGCCATCGAGAAAGGGATCGATTGGCTACGAGACCGCAACCCGGACGGGTTTAATGAGGGAGAGGCGCGGGACTGGCTGATGAAACAGGCAGTCAGCGAACGGACACCGGACCAAATCAAGAGCGAGTTGGCCGAGGCGGACCAGGCTGCGCGCGCGGCAGTGCGGAAGCAGCCGGGACAGACCATTGATGACTATCGGCAGGCATCAGCCCTCGCGGGTGCGCGGTACCGTCAACTGCGCGAGGAGTTGCTTAGCCATCCGGATTACGTTGCGGAGCAGCTAGCCAAGCACCATGCAGCTACCGCGGAAGCAAACCGGATCTTGGCATCGAAGGGATTGCCGCCAGTGGATGACTACGGACTGGGCAACACGATGCAGGCCCAGGAACGGTTGAGCCCGGAAGATTACGCGCGGGTGCGCGAACTCTCGCAGCAGATTGGGGACGCGCGGTCGCAGATCGACCAGATGCCGGGGCGGCTGGTGTCGCGGGTGTATTCCGAGATGCAGGCCGACGGGCGGTTGCCAAAGTCGGAAGGGCCAGCCATCACCAACGCGGGCCGGACACTCGACCAAATGACGGAATATCTTCGCACCCACCAAAGCGACTCGCCGCGGCTGTCCTTCGCGGACCGGTTGGCGCTGGGGCGGAAATTCGCGGATGCGTGGCAAGGCGTGAAGGATGCGGCGGGCAAGGCGTGGCTGAAGGCGGCCGCGGCCTGGTCGGCGATGCGAGAGAGCTATTTGCATCCGCCGATCGACGACGACTTCCGGTCTGTTATGAAGGACTGGATCTCCTATGACCAGCGGACGGGTGTGGAGGGGTATAAATGGGTTAAAGCGTTACAGGAGGCCGTCCCGTCGAAGGTTCGCCGCGAGGCCATGAGCATCTGGCTTGAGGCTAACGGCGATCGCGGCCTTTTGGAGGCGCAGCGGCAGCAGGTTCCCGAGAAATATCGGGCGACATGGGATGCGGCGCTGAGGTTGACTCCGGGAGAACAGCGGATGGCGATGCAGATCAAGGCGAACTTTGCCGCCAAGCTGGAGGATGCGCTCAACGTCGGGCTTGTCAAGAAGGGACGGGCTGACTATGGGGTGCCGCAGCGCTGGAAGAACGCTCCAGAGATCGGGCCGTCGTCGGATCCGTTTGGCGAGGGGGCGGCCGGCAAGCCGGGGAACCCCACGGCAAAGCTCGACCCGAGAGACCCTTTTTTTTCCTTTGAACGGACAGTGCCCACATACTTTGACGGCATCATGTCCAAGGGCGTGCCGCAGAACCTGGACATTGCGCACCTGGTCAATGAGTATGATGCGGCCTTCCACAAGGCCCTGTCCAGCCGTGGGGCGATACGCGCGCTCCAGGACGCGCGCGCTCCGGACGGGACACCGATCGTCAAGGTGAGTGGGAGCGTGTCCCGCGTCACGCGGGATGGGGATCCGGCATTTCTCGTGGACAGCAACACCCGCCCCCCAGACGCGGTGACCAAGGACGGGCGGCCCTACCAGAGCGTTGACCACTGGGCCCTGCGGGACTGGGCTGTGAGGTTTCGCGACGCGGAGGGAAACCCGATCATCGTGCGCGGGGACATGCTTGTGCACCCCGACTATGTGAAGTGGCTCAAGAACGAACTGGAAACGCCTCGATGGACGACGGAGGGGGTAGGCGCCGCGGTGCTAAAAACGAGCGGCTTTCTCAAGGCGAGCAAATTCGTTGGTCCTTTTCACGTGGTCACCGAGGCGCTGCACGCGAGCTTTCACGGCGTTGCGCCAAGCGTCCACGGGTTTAACCTGGACTTGAGCGATCCCAAACAGGCCCTTTTGAGCCGCAACATGGTCTTGGGATTTGGACGCGCGCGAGAGATGTTTGAAGACGGACTATCGAGCCAGCACGGTATCTGGGGCATGATCCCCGGCCTGGGGGACGCGGTTGTGAGGATGAACCGTTTCACCTTTGAGGAGTATATCCCGCGTTTGAAAATGAAGGTTGGCCTGGCGGTCCTGGAACGCAACATTGCCCGGTACTCCGGCAAAGTCACCACGGAGCAGATCGGGGAATTGACCGGGCGCCAGATGGATGCGGCGTTTGGTGGTCAGAACTGGCGGCTGATGGGAGCAAACAAAGGGCTGCTGGGCGTGATGCGACTTACCTTTGTAGCCCCGGACTTTTTGGTCTCTCGCGCGAAGGTGGTCGCCCAGGCGTTCAAGCCCTACAACCAGGAGCAACGGGTGTTCCTGCTGGCCCAGGCGGCGGGGGTGTATGCGCTTTGCCGTGTGGCCAACGCGATTTTCAGCGACGACAACGATCCGCACTTCGAACCGCGCAACTGGGACTCTGTGGTCATTGGCAACCGGGCCTATCACGCGCGATTCATCGTGTCAGATGCGGCCAACCTTGGGCGGGACCTTCTCGGGCTCGGTAGCTATAATCAGCACGGGATTCCATTCATCAGCGGACGGCTTGGGGCTCTAGTGAAAACCTTGACCGAGATGGTTACAGGGGACGACCTTTTTACAGGGCAGAGCAAGGTCAGCGAGCACAACCCGGCCTTGCGTGCAGCGGAGATTCTAGTCAAGGATACGGCGGAGTGGATGACCCCGATGGCGGTGGATGGGTTTATTGGCGGTGCGGCAAAAGGACAGACAGGCCTTGGACAGGTGGCGGCGGCGACGTTTGGCGTGTCGAGTCGCAAAGAGAGCCCCTCAGCGCAGACATACGAGCGCGCCTCGGACTTCAACCGCAACAGCAGTGATCCGGCTGCCAGGCTTTACCAGCAACGCCGGGACACGGAAAAGCTCCCCGCGAGCGACTTTCGGGTATTGGACAACCTTCTCGATGCGGGAAAGTTGGACGCCGCACAGAGCGCTTACAACGCCCTTGTTGCGGCTGGGCACAAGCCGCAGTCTATCGCTGCGCGCTACGCGAAGTCCTATAGCGCCACAGGGAGCGCCAAAGAGGGACCAAACGGCGAGCCAAGCCGGGAGCAGCAGTTTTTCGACAGCCTCACACCGACCGAGCAGCGCACTTACCAGCGGGCGGCGGCGGAACGGGCGGCGCGGCTTGAACAGTTCCAGAAACTTTCCCTGGCCAGCGATTGACTCGGCAACGAGCATTGCGGGCCGCTTGCCGCTCTCCCTTGGTGGCGGGCTTGCGCCGGGCTGCGGACTCAACCAGTGCCCAGAAGCGGGCAGCCTCCTCGTGCGTCACCAGCGCTTTATAGTGACGCCGCAGCACCATCTCTGAATGGCCGAGGGACTCGGCCAGGTCGGCGGCGCCGGCGCCGGCAGCGAGCCAGTAGGATGCCGCCGTGTGGCGGGTTACGTCCTTGGGCCATTTTAGCCAGCCAACAACCTTCCGGAGTTCCCGGATAGTTCGCCGGCGGGGCTGTGGGGCGAGCGGTAGATCAGCCCCCGACTTCACAGCCAAGGCAAGGAGCGCCATTGCCTCGGGCCGTGGATACACAACCCGGCGCTGGCGCACCTTGGTTGTCTGGGCCTCGACCCTGATCCACCCCTCCATCTGGTGAATGTCCTCGGGCCGGGTCTTTTCGGCCTCCTCAGGGCGCAAGCCGCAGCAAGCGGACAGGACAAACCAGGCCCCGGCGCGCGGATTCAGACGCAGCCATTCCAGGCATTTTTCGCACTGTTCGACGGTAAAGACCATTGGCGGCGGTTTCGTGACTGTGATCGGCTCCAGCCGCGCGCACGGGTTGTCCGCTCTCCAGCCGCGGCGGATCGCGAATTTGAACAGTGTGGACAGGCGCGCGCGGATGGTGGACCGGGATTGTATACATTTGCTGTCCAGGAACGCCTCGACGTCGGCCAGGCCCACCTCGTCAATGGTGGAACCCTCCCGACCACGTGCGAACTGAGTCAGGAGTTGATCGAGGGAGCTTACGTAGTCCTCACTGCGGCCGGCTTTGGCTTTAGCGGCAATCATTTCCTCTATCGCTTTGGTGAGCGCTGGGGCGTCTGGTATGACCGCCGGCTTCTCGGCATTTTCGATGAGAGCGACCAGGTCGAGGCCCTTCTCGGTTGCGGCAGCGTAGGCGTCTATGAGCCGGGCGCGGTCAGGCGCGGGGAGACTTGTCCAGGTCTCACCGTAGAGCTTGAGCCGCTCTTTAATGTCCGCCACCTCGGCAAGAGCAAGTTCCTTGCTTGCGAAAAACCTTCGCTTCCGCTTGCCTCCCTCTCCGCGGCTGACAACCCATTGCGGCTTACCCCTGACCGTCTCCCGGCTCAGCGTGACCTTCATGGTGCGGCTGTTGACATTTGTTGACCTGATCGCATTGGTCTATTCTGCCCGATTGTGTATCCATCGTGCCCCATTGTGCAAATGGTTTCGCATGGGGTCGCGGCTTAAAGGGCTGCGGATATTGGGGATTGTGCGGATTCGCTGGGGTTTTGAAATGGTGCGCGATAGAGGGTTTGAACCTCTGACCCCTTCCGTGTCAAGGAAGTGCTCTACCACTGAGCTAACCGCGCAAACCCGTTGAAATCAGTCGCTGCCGCTCCCTAAACAGCTACCTGAGCAGCGACCCATCAACAACCTGTAGATTAAAGGGCGATTACCCTCGAAGCAAGCAGTTTTGCCGCCGGTTTTGGTGTGGTCCCGTTCCTCCCGCGCTCCGCGTATCGCCCTGAGAAACCTCCGCACCTGACCCCAATCCCCCCGCCGTGCTGAAACCCGGCGGCCAGGAGGCCGAGCAGGTGGTGGCCAAGACCATCGGCCAGCGGATCGCCTCCACGTTCACATCCGAACGTCACTCGCCCAGGGCATTCACTAAGAGACAACGACTGTCCCCTTTCCAGGACGACGCTTCCCCCCCGCGCGTCTACTGGTTCTCCGGTTTGGCGCACCCCGCCTTCGGCGCGCCAAACCGGAGGGGAAAAAAGAGAGGACGCCCTCAAAAGACTTCCTTTACGGAGTACTAACACGCCGGAAAGCCCAAAAACCGTTCCATCCCGCTTCACCCCGCGCCAGTCCAGACCCGAATGCGGGCTTGTCATAGGCCCCCCCCGAGACAAAGCGCCGGTCTGAATTGACACGGTATCCGTTATGGTATATATATCAAATACCAGTATGGATATCATACTCGAGTGGGCCGGAAAGAGCCGCAAGCAACGCCAGCCAAACCGCTGGCGTGAAGAAGGCCGGCCGGCAATGGCGCACGGGAGCGGCAACGCCAACCGCGCCGAATAACCATGAACCCTCCAAACTCTGGACTTCTGCCCGGCGCGCAGCCCGGCGCCGATATCGGCTTTATCCCCGACCTGCAGCCTGGCGCCGACATTGGCTTTATCCCGGACTCGCCTTCGCTTCCCTTCGGCGCGGCGAGCCCGCCGTCGTGGACGGATGTCGGCTTCATCCCCGATCCCCCCAACGACCTCGGCTTCATCCCCGACCCGCCTTCGCTCCGCTACGGCGCGGCTAGCCCGCCTTCGCCGCCCTATGTCTTAGGCCAATCCGCCGACGCTCCGAAGCCCGGCGCGACCGCGTATCCAGTCTTCCCCGCCGGCACCATCGAAGGAGTGCTCGAGCGGCTTGGGTTTACCAAGTTTGCCGCCGGCGCCGTCCAGCGCGCTTCGGGATCCCTCACCGGCACCGGCACGTCGCTGGCGCGTCTCTCGGATCCGGGAACTCTGCCCAACAGCTACGCACAGCACGTGCGGGACATCCAGTTGGCCGGCAGCCATCCGGAATGGTTCCAGGAGCCCGTGGACCCCATCACGCTGCAACCCAGGTCCGACGAGGCCGGCCCGGAAGAACGAGCCCGAGGGATTCACGAGTTGACGTGGGATTTGTTGCGCTCGCGGATGACCGCGCCGGGAACCGCTTTGGCCCAAGGCGCCCAGGAGGCGGCCAACCAGTACAAAGCCCTCCGCGACATTGCCGTCGGTCCGGAACTGGCCGGCAAGGCCGGTGAGATGGCCGGAGGGACCTTGCCGTTCGTCGCCGAGGCGTTGATTCCCTGGATCGGCCCCGAGCTGGCGGCGGTGCACGGCGGACTCAACAGCGGCGGCGAGACCTGGCAGCAGGCCTACGATTTCTACAAGAGCCAGGGTGCTCCCGAAGAGGACGCCGAACGCAAGGCCGACGATGCCGCAACCGCCGTCGGCTCGGCCACAGCCCTGATCTTCAGCGGCTTGCCGGGCGGCCAGGAGGCCGAGCAGGCGGCGGCCAAGACTGTCGGCCAGCGAATCGCCTCCACGCTGAAGGCCGGCAGCCAG